GGCTCGGACGCAGGCTCCGGCTCGGACGCAGGCTCCGGCTCGGACGCAGGCTCCGGCTCGGACGCAGGCTCCGGCTCGGACGCAGGCTCCGGCTCTGCCGCCGGTTCTGGAGGAGCTATGTCCTGTTCGATCTGAGCTTCAATCGTAGCCTCGGCCTGAGCCTCCTGTTGTTGCTGTTCCATAGGCGGTGGTGGGAGGTCTATCTGTATCGGAGCAATTTCAGGCGGTGGGGGCGGTTCAGATGGGGCCGTGGGAGCAAGAGCCACAACAATCGGGGCCGCTGTCGGTGGGGAAGGCAGATCTACAACTGGAGGAGCCACAACAATCTGAACGGGAGGCGCGGCAGCAATAACATCGTTTTGGACGATCTGGTCTAGTATTTGCTGCTCGACAACTTGTTCATGCGTAAATGTGAGGGCGGGGTCAGAAAACTTGGGACCAAAAAATCCCGAATGAAACCCTGCGTCGATTCCAAACAGGGAAAAACTTCCGGTTAGTACCCCAAAGTTGTTTTCCGCTATCGAGTCCGAGAACGAAAACAGTCTCTCGCCAGTGAAATCTAACTCCACCTCGTGCGTGAATTTTTTCGCGACGGTTTCCCCATCCAGAAGCGTCACTCCCAACGTAAAAAGATCGCGGCAGTCCCCCGCTTGCGTAGTGGTAACGCATGTAGCAAGTCTTGAATTTGAAATATGGCTGTCCACCGTTACAGAACTGAGGAGATCAAATCCCCTTTGAACCTCGGCCTCGGTCAGAGGGACGCTGAACGAGCTGGTATAGGTTCCGCCCCCAGCCGTTGCGTTACCTGTGCAAAACTCTCCAGCAGTGCATCCAGATGCGGTACTCGAAGTCGTTGAGCCGCTTGTCGTGAACGTAGACAAGTTAGGGAGGACGTTTGTTGACGTAACAGTCTCCGCTAACACAGAAGAAGACATCAAAAGGGACACAACAAGCCAACGCATCAGTCAGACCACTCGTTGTCAATATACTGATTAGTCTCCTTACTTGAATCCTCTACCAAAGCAGCCTTCGCAATCCGCGCAACCTTCTTGGCCTTCTCTGCCTCAACGCGAATAATGGAACCTTCCGGCGATTTCTCAGGGTACTTAATCCACTCATCACGGGCGGCATCACCGATCTTGCCCATAAACGGACACGGGCTACCCGCCATCCAAAGGCCATTGAATACACGAATATCTTGGCAAAGGATGCTAATGCCAGCAACCTTCAGCCCCATGCCAAAGACGGATCTGGCTAGCTTGATCCTCTGGCACACAAAATCTGGGGTAGTAGTACCCCCGCTAAGACCAAAAAGACCCGTCTGCAAAGCAGCACTGGTCCCGGTCTGGCAGATGTCGTTATTGTTAACAACGATTGATGGGGAGGAAGCGGTTGGGGGCATCTTGTCCACCACCGTAGAACTGGAAACAGTAGCACTTGTTACCGTGTCTGCGGCATAAACAGGAAAGGCGGAAAGAACTAACGCAAAAGCGAATAGCCCAATGCGCCTAACCATAGCTAAATAACGCCTTTTTCCTTCAACAGGAAACCAATTGCGCCACCGACGATACCAACCAGAATAACCACCGGCTGGCTTACAAGAACGCCAATACCAACAACTGCACCACCCGCCGCTGCGTAACTCGACGGCTCTTTCATACGACTAAGAATCCAATTCATTCGCCTAGCTCCTACAATAATTAACAGATTTTGAACGTTCCACCGCGAATTGCGTCACCCATGCCCCGGTTCTTTCCTGAAACCATGGACGCCTTTTCAACGCTCGGCGTCTTCTCGTTTTTGCCGTCGTTGTAAGGAACGTAACCTTGATCTTTGACCACAATGCCTTTTCGTGCAACCCCCACGGAAGATTTTTTCTCCATGATACTCTCCTAATTACCTTGTTGTTTCATAATTTCTCGCTCACGAGCGGCCCGTATACGAGCGGCTACTATACCTTCTTGGGACTCAATCCGGTCTGCTCCTAGCTGCGCGTTGTTTTGAGCTTTCTGCTGGTCCAAGGACAAACGTGCTTGATCCATCTGGTTTTCAGCGGCGTCCTGTTGAGCACGAAGCTCCAGATCCTGTTGTTTTAATGCGATAAGAGGATCCGGTTCTCCACCTCCGCTAATCTGTCCGCTCAAGGCTTTTACTTCCTGCATACCCTGTGCCACCAATTCGGCTACCATAGATTCAATCTCCATGGCCTGTTGCTCGTTCGGTGCCTGACCTTGAAGCTGCTGCTGCATCTGAGAGGCAACTTGTTCTTTGGCCTTTACGGAAACGTGCTCCATGACATGCTTCTGCAACGTCATCGCGACGGAAGGCATCTGGGATACCATCGGGGACGAGCCAAAAACAAGGTGCGCCATGATGTGTGCGTCGTGGTTCTGCCCTTGAAAAACGGTCAAAGGCAAGTTTTCTAAAGATTCCGAGTTTTCCAAAGCCGGATCCTGGGGTGAAGGTTCCCCCTGTTCGACAGGTTTTAAAATAGCGTCTACGTCTTTGACACCAACCGCCGCATACATCCGGCGATACGCTTCGTACAAGTTATGAAGCTCCGGGGCAGATTGCGCCAACTGAAGCTCGGTTTGCGCGAGCGTGACCCGTTGCGCCATTGAGAAGATGTTTGGGTCTGACACAGGGACAACATCAATCCTATCATCAAAATCCTCCGATTTTATCGTGCGTTCTGCACCGACAACGTTATATGGATATTCTGGCGGCAGGTACTCACCAAAAACACTAGCCAGAAGCTCGAACTCTTCTTTTTGAGCGTAGTGAAGCCGCTTATGAATAGCGGACATTACTTTTGCGCCCTGCTCCAGCATAGCAATGGTTGTCCCAACCGCTGCCTGTTGATTGCCGTCTCCAACCTGTAAGTTAGAAACCGCCGCAAACCGCTGACCGGCTTCCACGCAGAAACCCATCAACTGGAAAAGAGTCTGATCCGCACCCTTGTAAGGGAGCAACATCAACGAATCTCTAATAGCACCACCGGGAGAATCTACGTCCCTAAACTCACCAGGGGACAAAGGCTCGTCGTCATTGCGTATACGAAGACCACGGGTTTTGAAACCCGCCGGAAGATTGGAAAGCGTTCCGGCGTCTATAAGCTGGCGTAGCGCGGCTGTTGCAGTACGGCTCAGTCCGCCAATCATGTGGATCAAACCAAGGCCGTAGAACCCAAAGCCCGGAAGAAACTTGAAATGCACAAAGTACTGGTTTTTGTTCCGGCGAGGATCTTCCGGGTCGTAGTTCCGACGTATGCTTAGAAGCTTTCCGTTGTTCTCGGATACCGTAACGACATACGGAAGCTTGATACCAGTTGGTTCGCCGTCTTCTCCCGTGTCCTCATAACCCTCAAGATCCAAGTCCACATGGCATTCCAAAAGAGTAACCTCTTGGTCCAGATGCGTGGGGGAAATACCAGAGATGTCGTCCATCTCTTCTTGAACTTCCGAAGGGTCCGACTGAGAGGAGGAAACTTCTATGTCACGGTAAAAACCGGCCACCTGTTTTTTTCGTAGTTCGTTCTCGCTGATTTGAATTACATGCGTGACGTTCTCTGCGGTTTCCAGATCAGTTGCCGTGTACGGAACAACAAGTTGCTCGGCAGGAACAAACTTGCTCACTGCGCGTTCCAGAAACTCGTCGTAATAGACCTTTTTGAAGGTAGAACCAGACAAGGGTAGATAGAACAGCATCTGGTCAAATTCCGGCGTGTACTCTTTCATCACGGAGGTAATTTGATAATTCATAAAATGACGGACGCGGTCGGCTTGTTTCTGTATGTCAGGGGTAACTTCACCCATAACATCAGTGCGAACAGGACCCCCGGCAGGAAGAAGTTCGCCAAAAGCCTGCGCTTGAAACTGGGTCACGGCTTCTGCAAGAAGCGGGTGTGTTACGCCCGTTGCACCGCGAAAGGGCTCCGAACGCTCTTCATATTTAAAACCAAGAAGCTCCAGACCCGTTCTATACGCCTCTTGCCAATCCTTGCGGCTCTCTTTGTTTGCTTCGTACTGCTCTAAAAGATCCGAAGAAACCATGGATGATACACGGTCTTCAAGGTTTTCGGCGAGGTTTTCGTAAAAGTCTCCGGTATCTGGAGACTCCATACGCGGATCAAAATCCACTACAACGCCGCCGTCTTCTTCTAGCTCAATGTTAAGCCCAGGAGCCTCAATAACTGTAGAATCTTCGACGGCAACTTCCGCAGAATCTTCTACCTCTAAATCCACAGGGGGTATTTCGTTACGGCGCTCTACAAGGGAGGCCGTGCCAAAGTTACTGCGGGGAAGAGGGTTTCGCGCCATTCTAGTAGCCTCTCAGAGACATAATGCCGCCGCCTGCCATACCAATATTGTCTCTCATCGAAGACATGCCGGGGCGCGACATTAGCATCTGATCGCCACCCTCCGGCGGAAAACCCGTAGGATCAGGCATTGTCGTTTCTGCCACGAGTTTTTGGTATGCAGCGGCATCTAAATTACTAATTCGGCCATCGCCAAAATCTTTGCCGACCCGTATTGCCGGTGCCATCTGCTGCATCGGCTGGATCTGCTCCTCCATCATCGGAGCCATCTGCTGCATCTGCTGCATCTGTGCGGCAAGGGCGTCAGCCTCTACCTTTTGAACGGCATTTATAAGTTGTCCGTTGGTCAGAGGCACAAAAGTATTCGGGCCCATGCCGGTCATATCCATGAGTTTTTCAATGACCGCAGCACGGCTTTGATCGTCCAGTACCACGTCTCCGTCGGCATAGCCGACAGGTCCGCCTTCGTCATAGCCAACCGGGCGAAAGCCCATCGAACCGCCGTCGCGCATTCCCATTCCCTGAGAATACTGCTGCGCTGCCGCCATACCTTCGGCGGTATACGGAAATTCTCTTCCCATTACATTAGGCATTGCGTTAATTCCTTTTCTGTGACTCAAGATACTGTACTAGTATTTGTGCGAGCGCGAAAGACTTGTTTACCGGCCACCGCCGAACTTCAACCTATACCGAAGCATTGCTTCCGCCGCGCTTTTTCCGCCAATCGGGTTCTTGTAAGAACCCGTCGCGGAAAAGTTTCCGCCCAAACCAAAGGGGTCGTTTATGTTATACGAGCCTTCAACTGACTTTTCCGTGCCAAGGTTGCGAACGTCGATCAAGTTGCCATGCAAATCTAAAGTGCCCGGACCTGCTTTAATTCCGGAAAGTCCCGCATTATACGTCGTTACATTTGGAGATTGGGCCGTGGGCCGTGTTTCGTCAAACATTCCCTGCGGTCGGTATTGCGTCTGAAACCTGCGACCAACGCCACCGGTTACCGCACCATTGCCCACGGGCAGACGAAGATTAAGACCTACGTTATCCGTCTGCTTTTCGAAGCGAGTGTTCGTGTAATACTGCGCGAAACGAGGGTCTACTACATCCTGGCTGGAGCGGTTGCGGTTTGCAGACACGTTTACGGGACCTAGATTTAGCTGACCGCCATAGGCCGTGGTCCGTGAGTCCTGATTACCGGGCTGCGTAGACTGCTGATAGTATCCTCTTAAAGGACCAACGCCACCCTCAAAGGTGTCCGTGGTCCGTGGGCCACCGGCATCTGTATCCACGCCCTCAAATTTTCGCGAGTAACGAAGAAGATCTGAACCAACGGACAAAGATCCTCTGTCGGGCTGGTCTAGTCCTCCGGAAGCTTTAATAGCTACTTCAGGGAGATTTGGATCTTTAGGAACGAGAGCAGCGGCACCTTCCACGTTTCCAAAACCGGCCTTAAACCGACCACGGCCCTGATACGAGTCGGACGAAAACAGAAGGAACTCTGCCGCCGTAAGTTTTGTTAGGTCCGGTGCTTTTTCTTCAGCCATTTTAAGTCCTCTTGCGAGCCGCTTTCTTAGACGCGGCATTAGGAAGCTGACCGTAATGATACAGCCGTTTACTGCTTGCCGTGTGCGTTTTTCCAGTGTGAAGCTTACCGTCCGACATCTTATGATATCCGCCAGTGTGCTTCTTGCCGTCTTTAAAGTAGTGGGTTTGAGACGCGCCCATTGAATTATACTCCTGTTAATCGACTGTTGTCATACAAAGGTTTATCGACCATGCCTCCGGAGGCTTTGCTTTTAAGAACAGACCTCGCGAGGTCTTTTCTTAAAAGAAGGTCGTCCTCGCGTCGATCCAGACCGCCCTCCTCCGTCCAAGGAAATCTTTCGGCTCTTTCCTTGTCGGTTAAATCTTTGCGAGTATCGGCGAGGCGAGCTTCCGCTTCTCCCAATATCCGCATATATATTTCTCTTGGTTTAAGATTTTTC